CTTGGGCGGCGGCTATGAATGCAACGCCTGCCGCCAGTGCGGGGCGGCGCTGGCGGCGGGGACGCGCAAGAAATTCTGCTCCGCCTACTGCCGCAACACTTGGTGGAACCGCCACGCCTACCTGCGCGAACAAAAAGAATCCGACCGCCGCGCCTGCGTTCATTGCGGGCGCGAATTTTTCAGCCCCGGCAGCGCGGGCCGGAAATATTGCGGGCACCCGTGCTACATCGCCGCCCGCTACGACAAGGAGGTGCGCCCCCGTGACCACTGAACAATTCGACCGCGAGAAGGCATACCAGGCCGCCATGTCTATCGCCCGCGCCATGCTGAAACAGGGCGTTATTGAGGCAGACGACTTCAACAAAATTGAGCGCTTTTTTCGCCTTAAGTTCTGTCCCCCCATCGGCCTTTTTATGGCTTGAAATCCTTGCTGTGCAAGGGTTTCAGGAGTATAATGGTAGTAGAAAGGAGGCCGTAACCGTGGAGAGAATCATACACCGGCGACCGCCCGCTAAGGCCCAAAAAACTGCGCTGCGGCTGCTGCGCACTGCCGCCTACACCCGCGTTTCCTCCGGCAAGGATGCCATGCTGCACAGCCTGTCGGCCCAGGTTTCGTACTACAGCAAGCTTATCCAAAACACCCCCGGCTGGGTGTACGCGGGCGTGTACACCGACGAGGCCATCACCGGCACCAAGCGCGAGCGCCCGGAGTTCCAGCGCCTGCTGGAGGACTGCCGGGCCGGAAAGATAGACCTCGTCGTCACGAAGTCCGTTTCCCGCTTCGCCCGCAACACCCTCACCACCCTCGAAGCCGTCCGGGAGCTCCGCGCCCTGGAGGTGGACGTATTTTTTGAGGAGCAGAACATCCACACCCTCAGCGCCGAGGGCGAGTTCCTCCTGACCCTGCTGGCGTCCTATGCCCAGGAGGAGAGCCTTTCCGTGAGCGAAAATTGCAAGTGGAGAATCCGCAACGACTTCAAGGAGGGCCGCCCGACCTTTACCCGGCTGCTGGGCTACGAGCTCCAAAACGGCAAGTTCATCATCGTGCCGGGGGAGGCCGAACTGGTGCGCCGGATATTTGCCGACTACCTCAGCGGCAAGGGCATCACCTCCATCCGCAAGGCGCTGCTTTCCGAAGGCGTCGGAATTAGCCAGACCGGGCTGTCAAAGCTGCTGCGCAACGAAAAATACGCCGGGGATTTGCTGCTCCAAAAGAGCTTCACCGCCGACCACCTCACGAAAAAGAAAACGAAGAACACCGGGCAGCTTCCCATGTACCTGGTGGAGGACGCGCACGAGGCCATCATCCCCCGCGCGGATTTCAACGCGGTGCGGGCCGAAATGGCGCGGCGGTCGGCCCGCTATCAGCCGAACCCCCAGGCCCCGCCGCTGTACGACCTGAGCGGCAAAATCCGCTGCGGCACCTGCGGCGCGGGATACCGGCGCAAACACGCCGCAGCCGGTTCCAAGTACGAGAAGATCGTCTGGATATGCAAAACCTTCAACACCCTGGGCCGCGACCACTGCACCGCGCAGCAAATCCCGGACGACATCCTGCGGGCGAAGCTCGCCGAGGCCGGGGGCCTGGAGGGGCTGCAAGAAATTCGGGTGCCCGGCCCGAACCGACTTTGCTTTGTCTATGCGGACGGACGGCTGGCCGAGCTCCCCTGGCAGCACCCCTCCCGCCGCGAAAGCTGGACGCCGGGCATGAAGGAACAGGCCAGGCAAGACGCCCTGCGGGGCCATCGAATGAGAGAAGGAGGCCAGACGGCATGAAAATCACCGAGATTCCGGCCCTGAGCAAGCTGCCCGTGAACGTCATGAGCACCGCCGCCCTGCTGCGCGTGGCGGGCTACGCGCGGGTGTCCACCAACGAGGAGGAGCAGCTCAATAGCTACGCCGCCCAGGTGGAATACTACACAAAATATATCCAGGCCAAGCCGGAGTGGGAGTTCGTCGGCGTGTACACCGACGAGGGGATTTCCGCGACCAGCACCAAAAAGCGCGACGGCTTCAACAGCATGATTGCCGACGCCTTGGCCGGGAAGATCGACCTCATTATTACGAAGTCGGTTTCCCGCTTCGCCCGCAACACCGTGGACACCCTGACCACCGTGCGCAAGCTGAAGGAAAAAGGGATCGGCGTGTTTTTTGAAAAAGAGAACATCCACACCCTGGACAGCAAGGGCGAACTGCTCATTACGATAATGAGCTCCCTCGCACAGGAGGAATCGAGGAGCATATCCGAGAACGTCACGTGGGGCATGAGAAAGCGGTTTTCGGATGGCAAAGTCAGCCTCCCTTACAAGCGCTTCCTGGGCTATGAAAAGGGGCCGGACGGCCTGCCGGTGATCGTGCCGGAAGAGGCCGAAATCGTGCGGGTGATCTATCGCCTGTTTCTCTACGGCAAGGCCCCCAGCTTCATCGCGTCGCTACTCACCGACGAAGGCGTCCCCACGCCGGGCGGCAAGGCCGTCTGGCGGCACAACGTGATTATCTCCATGCTGCAAAATGAAAAATACGCAGGGAACGCCCTGCTTCAGAAGAAATATACCACGGACTTCCTCACCAAGCGGCAAAAAGTCAACGAGGGCGAGGTGCCGCAGTGGTACGTGGAAAACAGCCACCCGGCCATTATAGAGCAGGAAATGTTCGACCTGGTGCAATACGAGTTCCAGCGCCGCGCGGCCTCGGGCCAGAACAGCATGAGCGCCCACCCGTTTTCCTGCAAAATTTTCTGCGGCGAGTGCGGCGCGATGTACGGCTCCAAGGTCTGGCACAGCAACGACCCCCGCCGCCGCCGCACCGTCTGGCAGTGCAACGACAAATACAAGAGCGACGAAATCTGCCGCGCCCCCCACGTCACCGAGGAGCAAATAGAGGCGGCGTTCCTGGAGGCGTTCAATCGGCGCGTCACCGAGCAGGCCGAAATTCGGGAGGGCTACGACGCGGTGCTGGCGCTGCTGGCCGACACCAGCGCCCTGGACATAGAGGCCGACGCCCTCACGCAGGAATGCGAGGTGGTGATGGAGCTCGCCCGCAAGGCCGTGCAGGACAACGCCCGCGCCGCCCAAGACCAGGCCGCGTACACCGAACGCTACAACGCCCTGGTGGCCCGCTACGAAGCCGCCCACGCCCGGCTGGGCGAAATTGAAACGGCCCGGACGGAGCGCCGCGCGAAGCGGGCCAACATCAATCGCTTTTTGAAAATCCTCTCCCGGCATACCGATATGGCGACCGAGTTCGACGAGGACGTCTGGTACACCACCATGGACAGGGTGAAGGTATTCGCGGACGGGCGGCTGGTGGTTTGCTTCCGCGACGGCGGCGAGGTGGAGCTACAGCCGCAGGAAGAATTGAAGCAGGCGGTGGCATAATGAACCGGCCCGCAGGCCCTCCCATACCGGGGCGGCCTGCGGGCCGGTTTGTGCGTTTAATTTTGCATTTTTTTCTTGACAACCGGGCGAAAAGGGGGTATACTATTTACAGGTAACATAGAAGTATTTAATGGTGCTAAACTATGAGCTTTTAGACACGCGCGTTAAATCCGAACTCTTGGTCGATCTTCATGGTCGGCGAAGCGTTCGGGTTTGTTGTCTATGCTGATCTCCGTTCTCCGCGAGGCCGTGGAGGATGAACTGAACCTTGGCCCGGCCCAGGAAGGCGAGTTCAGCAGGCTGCTGTATGACCACCCGCTTGAACTGGTGGAGATGCTGCTTACGGGTCAACTGGCTGGCTACCTGAAAGGGCAGGCCCACGCACAGGCAGAACAAGAGGATGTAATCAGCGCGCAGCTACGGGCACAAGGCTACTCACCTACGCAGGCAGGGATGCTGGCACGGGAGTATTTGCGTTACGACAGCTAAGGGTTCCACGCCAAAGGCAGCCATGTTCATCTTAGTAACGGTTTTATTATCTGAATGCTTTTACAAGCAACGCAAGCACCTCTGCGCCGCATTGCAGTTGTTGAGGGGTCAGCCCCTTTAGCAAAGCGATGATGGCGCAGAGATTTTCATCTGCACTGCCTTCATCTGGCACTGTGCCGAGCACTATGTAATCCGCAGAGAGGTTGGCGGCTACGCATATCTTGTTCAAGGTTTTCACCGTCAGGCTTTTCTTGCCGCGCTCCACGTCCGCGAGGAAGCTGTCGGAAATATCGCATAGCTCCGCGAAGCGTTCACGGGATAGCCCCATGAGCTCCCTGCTTGACCTGATCCTGCGTCCTACTTGTGCATTGTACTCCATAATCCAATCACCGCCTTCATAATATTGTAACGGATTATGGAGCGCAGGAACATATTCAATCGAGTATTTAGACATATTCAATAAAACCAAAATTAGCTATTGACAACCCTGCTTAAAGAGGCTATAATGTTTTTGGATAATTTATCAAGATAAGAGGGAGAGTAAGTCCATGATCAATAGGGTTAGACGGTTTCTGTCGAGGGTATTGGTGTGCGTACTGGTTGTTGGGGCGATGTCTCTATCTGGAATAACGGTCCAAGCAGCAAACGCAAACTTGGCAGCGGGCGACTATCAGACCGTAAGCGGCAAAAATACGCCTGTTTGGAACATGCAGCAGTCAACCGGGAATTCCAAGCAGGTCGCTACACTCGCCCCTGGTACAATCGTTTCAATAGCCTCATGCCAGAAGAATTCCTCTGGAAACTGGTGGGCAACGCTCTCTGTGAAGGTAAACGGCAACAATGCCTATATTTACACGGATAATTTAGCTGCATTCGTGGCACCGAAACAAACTACCATCGCTTCGAACCAGCAGTCTTTTGAAGTCAACAATACGGGCGTCTATGTATGGAGCCAACCCTCGTCCTATTCGAAGGCAGTACGATCTGTTGCGGTAAACACGAAGGTCACTGCAACCGCATATACACAAAATGCCGCAGGCAACACCTGGTACAAAATATATGACGGCTGGATTCATAGCGGTAGCTTGAGGCCGGTTTCCCCGTCTGCCACCGTGACAACTGTCCAAGCGGCAGGCGCAAGTTTGGCGGCGGGCGACTATCAGACAGTGAGCGGCAAAAATACGCCCGTTTGGAGTTTACCGCAGTCAACCGGAAATTCCAAACAGGTTGCTACACTTGCCCCTGGCACAATCGTTACGATCACCTCATGCCAGAAGAATTCCTCCGGAAACTGGTGGGCGACACTCTCTGTGAAGGTTAACGGAAACGATGCTTATATTTACACGGATAATTTAGCTGCATTCGTGGCACCGAAGCAAACCGCCATCCAGCAGTCTTTCGAAGTCAACAATACGGGCATCTATGTATGGAGCCAGCCCTCGTCCTATTCGAAAGCAGTGCGGTCCATAGCGGTAAATACGAAGGTCACTGCAACCGCATATACACAAAACGCCGCTGGCAACACTTGGTACAAAATATATGATGGCTGGATTTATAGCGGCAGTTTGAGGCAGGCTGCCGTTGCGACAACTAGTGTTGTCAGCACTACCACGACGACGAAAGCCCCAACGACAACTACGAAGGTCACTACGCCTCTAACACCACAAGCCGATGTAATAAAGCTTCTTGTTGGGCAGGCAATACGACTTTCGGAGTTTGGGACCTACAAAAGTAGTAGCGATTGTATTTATGTCGTCCCAAATACAACCGTAATTTATGCGCGAAAAGTCGGAATCTCAACTGTAACGGTATCAAACGGAAAAGTATATTCCGTTGAAGTGTTGAAAAATGGTGAGAACACAGAAACATCAATCGCTTATACTCCGGCTCTCTACCCTGTTATGTTCAGAGGCGATAGCGTCAATTCCAGCGCCTCCTTATTGCCAAAATCATCCGGGGCACCATCATCATTTCCCGGTATGATGGTAAATCAACCGATAACATTTACTTATAAAAGCGACAATCCAAACGTAATAAGCGTAGACTCCAAGGGGAAGCTTACGGCATTTGGTACTGGTACAGCAAACATCACTGTTTCTTCGGTCTTTTGCCTAAAACCTCTAACAGTAACAGTAAAAGTAATCGTTAGAAATTCAGCGGTTTTATTGGATCAAAACACACTTTCAACCACTTCCTGTAACAAGACCATGGCCGAATTTTGTATTGCCGCATCAAGAGAGGCCTATAAGTCAAACCCATGTACATTAGATTTTTCCAGCAGCATAATACTAACTGACTCAAAAAATGGTCAGGCAGGATTTATAGCTGTGAGGGAAGCAATGATCGATGGAAAATCAAAAAAGCTTCTACTAATTAGTTTTACGGGAACCCAGGGAGCCCGATATATTAGCCCTGACTGGATGACTAACTATAAGTTTATACCATCTATCCAACGAAGCACGATCAACAATAAACGAATAGAACTGGCTGGCGTTCACGATGGCTGGCGTGGTGTTCAAGAAAAATTTTGGCTTACTACACCTAGCCTAAAAATTGGTGGCACAACCTTTGGCAAAATTCTTGAAGAAGCTTTAACAAAAGACACGTATCACATTGTTGTTACTGGTCACAGCCAAGGTGGTGCGACAGCGAACATAACAGTTAAAAATTTAATGGATTACGGAATTCCCGCAAGGAGAATAACATCCTATACATTCGCATCGCCCAAACCTGTCACTTCAGCTCCTTCCGGCAAACTATATCCAATTATTAACATTATCAACATAGGCGATACGGTTCCTAACTTAGGAGCCAGTATTTCTTCCGGTACTCGATATGGCATAGACAACATTGGGAAACAATCATATGATGGTGGAGAGGGAATGCACAACTTAAACGCATATCTTTCACTAATTTACGCAGATGAATATAAATAAACAGCTGAATAAAAAACGGCAGGCTTCAAATCCTGCCGTTCAGCGTTTTTTCAAGAGATTCACCCTCTCATATCTATGTTCGGGTTCCCCCATGTAGTTGAGCGGCCGCGCCGCTCGGGTCTGGTGTCTGTCGCTACTGTTGTGCCTGCTTTGCCGCCTTCCACTCGGCAAACTCCCGTTGCCCTTCCTCACTCTCGAAGTAAGCCAGTATTGCCGGGAAGATGCACCGGGCGAAAGATTCGATCTCGTGCTTGGGCGGTCTAAAGGTGCTATGTTCAAGGGTTTCTGGTGTCTTGGGTTTCATGTTTGATTCTCCTGTTTTTCAATTTTCAAGGTGCTCCGCTATCTGTAACGGGATTGTTGCCGGGCTTTGCGCTGTTCTTTCGCCTCCTTTGCCTGTTGGAATATGTCGCGAATGGTTTCCCGCATCCGCTGCGGGGCCAGCCGCATGGCGTCCCGGAAGGGCTGCGTTTCGGTGTAAAGCTTGTCGAACGCCTCTTTTTCCCGCCAATATAAATTTGATGTCCGGGTGAGTTGCCGCTCAAGGTCTGCGATGGTGCTTTGGGCCGTGATGCCGTACTTCGCGAGCTTCTTCAGCTTGTCCAGTTCTCCCGCTGTAAGCTCGTAATCCTCGCCGAATCTCTTTTTCCTGCCTATCACGTTGATCTCCGAAATCTGCGCCGGCACGGGCTGGACTTTCTCGATCTTCTGCTCAACTTCGGTAAGCTCTGCGACCTTTTCTTCTGCCTGCTCCGTCAGAGTAGACAACCTTTGCCGCTCCTGCTCGACTTTGTACTCCACCACATCCAAGTGCTCCGCTGTGCTGCCCTCGACCCCGCGCTCCAAGTCATCGTAGCCCGCCTGCCTCATGTGTTCGAAGAACCGGGTTTGTAGCAACCCATAAGATGTTACCCGCTTTGCCGTGCCGTCCGCGCCCACCTCCACCGGGAAAGCCCACTTTTTGCTGTGGCTGATCTGGTGGATGATTTCTTTCGTGGTTCCGACTAGCGAGGGATCGCGGCACCGCTTCGACCATTTGACGTGTTTCTCCACCACCGGGAGATAGATCACGTGCAGGTGATAGTGGTAGACGTCCCTGCCCAACTCGTCGCTCAAGGCCCGGTTCCGTTCGTCCGCATGCATGACCGCCGAGAGGATATACTCGCTGCCGACTTCCTGCTCCGCGAAACGAAAAACCTCCCGAAAGAACTCCTGCGCGAAATCGTAGCCGCCGTGCCGCTCAAAGTAGGCCGTGTTTACATCGAAAACCATTTCCTCGAATACTTTCGCGTCCGGCTTCAGCCCCCGTGTGCTTACGATCCCCTGCTCCAGCATCCTGTCAAGGGCCCGCTTGTAGGTCCCCTCGCACCGCCGGAAGTGGACGTTCAAGTGACTGCGGGCCAATTCGATGTCCGGGTTGCTGTAGCATTCGTTTTTTCGCTCGTTGTGCCGCTCCCGAATTCCGATCCCGCCACGCTGATAGGGCTGATTCCGCACTACCGTCCGATCTGTTTTCTCCATTTGATTTTCACCTCCTATCCGCAAGTGGTTCTTGCACTTTATATTATATAGCAAAAACTATTGATTTGTCAATAGATATGTGCTATACTAGAGTAATCGCAAGAACGCATAACATAGGAGGCCAAAAAAATGCCGCGTGTCAAGAAAAATAGCTATGAGCAATACGATTCCCCGTTCGCAACCCGACTGCGCAGCCTGCTGGAAGCTCCGGGAATGAATCAATCCAAGCTGGCAGACCACATCGGCGTCACCCGGCAGGCCATCAGCGCCTGGTCTTTGGGCATATCCCTGCCTGACATCGAGAAGTTCGGGCTGATCGCCGACTTCTTCGGTGTGTCCACCGAATTCCTGCTGGGCCGGACGGACGTAAGCAAGCCAGACGCGACCAAGCAGGCCCTCGCGGAATATCTCTGCCTGAGCGAAGCGGCCATTGATGAAATTCGTCGCTTGCAGAGCATCCATTTGGAGCAGAACATCGAGAACGACTTCAAGCTCACTCTGAAGGAGCCGGAGCCGCTGACGGAAGTGTTCAGCGATTGGCTGACGGCGGTGGATTTGTCGGAGCTGATGAGCCACGTCTGGCGGGCTTCCAGAGTAGCCTATGAGGCGCAGGACAGTGCATATCACCCGGAGGACTACCAGCCCGACGAGGACGAAAAAGAAGCCCTCGCGGCCTTGCGAGGGCGGGGATATATTGCGCTGGCACTGGACGAGCAGATGTCTTTTTTCTGCCGGTCTGCAGGGCGGGTGTTCGAGCAATCACTGGATTCCGTGATAGCCGGAGCTATTGCGCAGGCCGATGCTGACAATGCAACGGACGAAACGTAGCGCAGCGGGCGGGTCACGGTAATATACTTCTCCGAAGTATATTACCCACTATGACACTTTCGCTGCGCGCAAAGTGCCTCGTGGGCCCCTGCGGGG